CGAGGGCGGCGCGCTGATCCCGCAAGACTTCATGGCCGAACTGATCGAATTGCTCCGCGCGAATGTCGTCGTGCGGCAGGCCGGCCCGATGTCGGTGCAAATGCCGATGGGCAATCTCACCCTTCCGCGTCTCGCTGCCGGGTCGACCGCGAGCTACCAGGGCGAGCTTGACGACATCAGCGTGACCGAGGAGTTGTTCGACGACCTCAACCTGATCGCCAAAAAACTGACGGCGATGGTTCCGGTGTCAAACGACCTCATCCGCCGCGCACCGATCGGCGTCGAAGCGATCATCCGTGATGACCTGATCCAAGGCATCGCCCGCAAAGAGGACATCCAGTTTGTGCGGTCCGACGGCACCAATAAGGGGCCGGTCGGCTGGCGCTCGCTGGTGCTTCCCGCGAACCTGTTGGTGATCCCCGCGCTCGGTGCGACGCCGGCGCCGGGTGACGACCTCAACGCGGTGGTCTCGGCCTTGGCGGCGATGAAGCTGCTCCTCGTCAACGGCATGTCGCGGATGATTAAGCCGGCGTGGTTTATGGCGCCGACCCTGCTCGAATACATCCGCACCCGGCGCGACAGCGTCGGCGGGTTTTACTACAAGGACGAGATCGCGATGGGGACCCTCGACGGTTTCCCCTATTACACGACGCAGCAAATCCCGACCAATCTCGGGACCGGCAACGGGTCGGAAATCTACCTCGTCGACATGGCCGATGTGGTGATCGGCGACACCCTCAACGTGATGGTGGATGCCTCCGACGTCGCCGCCTATTACGGCACCGATGGCAAGGTCGTCTCGACCTTCCAGCGCGATCAGTCGTTGTTCCGGGTTATCACCGAGCACGACTTCAACATGCGGCATCTGCAATCGCTGGCGGTCGGGACCACGACGGATTGGATGTTTGCGGGCCTGCCGGGCGTGCCCGGTGCCGCGTGGTCGACGCAAGGGCTCAATCCGCATTGGGCGCAAGCCCCCGCGGCGTGGCCCGCCTCGGCGACGCACGACCCGGCGCCGACGATCTACAACCCGGCGACTGTGGGTAGCTCGGCGTTTGCCGGCACGCTGACCGCCAATCCTGGCGGCGGACCGTATCCGCTGGCACCAGGGGGGCCGATCCCGACGGATGCGCCGCCGGAAGGTGATCCGGCGCCCGATCCTCCGCCGACCTCGCGCCGCGATCCGGGTGGTAGCGGCGGCGGGCACCGGGCCGGCCGATGAACTCGCAACGGCCAGCGCAACCGTTCGCCACCAATGCGGGGCCGCGCCTAGCGGTCCGGTTCGTCCGCGCGTGGGGCGTCTATTTCCGCGGCGACCCCGCGTCGTTTCCCGCCCGGATGGCGCGGACCCTCGTCGACCGCGGTATCGCCGAGCCGGTGAATATCGCGCCGCCGGGGGCGGATGCGCCGGAAGGCGCGGAATGGGCCTTGCGACCGCCCGGTGATGCGCCGCTGCGCGCCCGACACGACGAGGGCGACCTCGAAGTCCTCTAATGTTCGGTGCGTTGCGCGTCATCACCCCGCCGACCGTCGAGCCGGTCGATATCGATACGGTGCGCCGGCATTGCCGTGTCGATAGCGACTACGACGACGATCTGTTGACGATCTACGCGACGACGGCGCGCGAACTTGTCGAGGCATGGCTTAACCGGGCCTGCATCACGCAGGAACTCGAATACACCATGACCAATTCGCCGCCGCCGACCGCCTCGCCGCTGGTGCCGCAAAGCCTGATCGTGTTCCCGCTCAACTGGCCCGCGGTGATCCGCAAACCGCTGTCGATCCCGCGCGCGCCGTGCGTCTCGGTCTCGTCGGTGCTTTGGGGTTTTGTCGACGATCTGCAAACCGCCGACCCCGACGATTACACGGTGAACCTCGACGCCGAGCCCGGACAAATCATGCTCAAGGCGCCGCTGGTGCCGATGATCCCGGCGACCTCGCTGCAAATGACCTACACCGCCGGCTATGGCGACGACGGCGACGCCGTGCCGGGGCCGATCAAGCACGGAATTTTGATGCTGACCGCGTCGCTTTACGAGAACCGCGGCGACGTCGAAAGCGTCATGCCCGCGACCGCGTGGTCGGTCATGTCGCCCTACCGATTGTGGCAGTTCGCAGGATAAGGAGCCCGACCCGATGGAAACCGTCGCAACCCAAATGGGTGACCTCATCATTTCGGTCGAGTACGCGCCCGATAACTCGTGGTGCGATATGTGGGACAACCAAGTTCTGGCGTGGCTGGTCGATGAAACCGGCGCGACCGAATCGGCTCCCGCTGTTGTCGGCTCGCTGCCGCCGGTGAAGACCGGAACCGACCCGATCAAAAGTCCGCAATGGGGCCATATCCGGGGGAATAGCCTCATCGTGCCGGACCTCTGGCGTGGTCCGATCGGTGCTTTCTTCACCTGGCTGTCGACCAACAACGGGGCCAGCCGGAAGCTTCGCGGCAACTTTCTCGACAGCAAGCCGCTCAACGCTTTTAACACTTGGGCGCAACAAAACCCGACGATGGTATGGGCCGGTCCCGGTTCCTGATCTTCGCCGCGCTCTTGCTGCTCACCGGCTGCGCCGATGTCGGCGAGACGCTGGGCGGGCTCTTTACCCTCAGCCCATCAGCGCGCCCGGTGGCGCGTGGGGTCGATGGTGGGGTCGCGCGGATGATCGTTATCCTCTGCCCGCAGAGCAGGGAGGCGCTGATCGCCGCGCAATCGCTGCTGAGCGAGGTCCTGCAATCGCCGGCCGAGACCGTGCTCGCCAATGCCGGGGGCACCGCCGAGGTCACCGTCAACGCCTGCCCGTGGGCGACAACGCCATCGCCGGACACCGCGCCGGTCACCGCGCCGAGACGCACGCGGTGAACCGTTTCGAGTGGTTCATTGTCGGGCTGTTGGTGCTGCTCGTCGTGGGCATGGTCGCTGGGGGCCTCTTTGCCCGATAACCCCTCGGGCCTCATCGGCGCCGCCAACGGCATCGGCGCGCTGCGCTGGCAAGTGACCCTCTACCGCCGCGACCAAGCGCCGGGACCGAACAGCGCGGTGACCGAAACGCTGGTGCCGATCGCCGTGGTGCACGCCGACATTCAGCCGACCTATCCCTCGACCTTTTACAACAGCGCCCAGGTCGACACCCCGATAACCCACCTCATCCGCACCCGATGGCTCGACTACGTCGAAAACGTGCACGTCATCATGCGGACAACCACAAGGCCGACCGATGACACCTTCCGCACCGAGCTCTACCGGGTCCGCCGGGTCAAAGAAATTGCCGGGCGAAAACGCTTCTGTGAGTTCGAAGCCGAACTCGAAAGAGTCCACACCACCACCGGCGACACGGATGCAGAACGCGAGAGCCTTTTTGCTGAGAACGGGGGCGCTGGTGCCTCAGCGTTGGTTCACTAAGTGAGGTCGAACATGCTCGGTTTGATCCTGCTGATCTTTGCCTTTGTGCTGGCGCTGATCGAAGCCTTTCAGCCGTGGTTGCGCCCGTGGGCGCGCCCGCATCTCGGCTGGCTCGCGATCGCGCTCTATCTGCTGACCCTGATCCTCGCCGGGGCCGGTCTGCGCTCGTGAGCGGTCTCAAAATGACCATCACCAGTTGGGGCGAGGTCGCCCTCGACAAGAAAGAGCTTAAGGCGCTGATGCGCGGGGCGGCCAACGACGTGAAGGGCAAGACCGCGCGCCTTATCGCCCGCAAATCGGGGTCGGGCCGGACCTATCGCGGCGGTGGCGGCGGTCGCTACCGTGGCGGCTACCGCGCCGGACACTACCAAGCCTCGGCGCCGGGCGAACCGCCGGTTGCCGTGACCGGAACGCTAAAGGGCTCGCTCAAAAGCTACGTCTACAAGGACGGCGACGGCTTCGCGGTCCGCGAACGCGCGTTCTATTCGCTGTTCCTCGAAGCCGGTGCGCAAGGGGGCGGCAGTTCCGGTCGGCGGGGAACCGCCGGACACCGCGCCCAAGCGCGCCGGCACCGTGCGCGTGCCAGCACGAGCCGCGTGCTCGAACCGCGACCGCACCTCGACCGCGTGATGGCACAAGAGGAAACCCGCCTTAACCAGCGGGTGCGCAAAGCCTTTGAACAGGGTTTGACGTGGCGGCAGACGCGATAATCGGTCCGACGATCGAACAACTCCGCGCCTATTGCCCGTTCTTTGGCGGTCGCGTCGCCGGCGCCGCGGATTTCCAGTTGGGCTTGCGGAATTACAACGAAAATATGCCGCTCCCCGCCGCCTATGTCGTGCCGCTGTCGCAAGACGCCGAGCGCAACGCCAATCTGACCGGCTATTGGCAGATCGTCGAAAAGATGATCGCCGTCATCGTCGAACTGGACGCAACCCCGGACCGCCGCGGCCAGGACCCGGTGATGTCCTATGACGTGATCGAGGCCGCGCTGTTTTCCGCGCTGCTCAATTGGGAGCCCGCGCTGTGCCGGACGCCGAATAAGCAGGGCTATCAATTGTCCGGCGGGCGCTTCCTCGACCTCGATCGCGCGCGCCTGTTCTACCAGTGGGAATTCTTGCTGCCCTGGCAACTGACCGACGACGACGGCTGGCAACCGCCGGAGGGTGAAGACCTCACCGGCATTCAGGTCGACATCTACAAAGCCCCGCCCTTTGAGATGACGCCCGAGCCGACCTATCCGCCGGCCGCGATCGTCGTCATTCCGACGAGCGATGCGCCTGTTGATCCCGTACTCCCGCCCGTTACGCCATTGGAGGGCTGCTGACATGAAAGTTAAACTCGCCGAGGGCCGTTTGCTGCGCGACCCGACCACCAAAATGCACATGAAGCCGGACGTCGAGCGCGACGTGCCGGACAACAGCCCTTATTGGCGACGCCGACTGCGCGATGGCGACGTCGTCAAGGTGGAGGCGCCGCCGCCGGACCCGCCGGAGACGCAGCAACACCATCGCCGCGCCGTGCCAAGGGAGGACTAAGCGATGGCGATCAATTTCACCTACTACCCCGATTCGAACCGGGTCCCCGGTGTCTTTGTCGAAATGGACCCGAGCCAAGCGAACAGCGGGACCGCGCTGCAACGCTCGCTCGTGCTCTGCCAGATGCTTTCGACCGGGTCGGCCGTGCCCGAGCACCCGGTCGAAATTCAATCGATGGTGCAAGTGCAGGAACTCGTCGGCCGCGGCTCGATTGGCGCGCAGATGGTGCAGAATTACTTGCTCGGCGACAATTTCGGGGATCTGTGGCTGCTGCCGTTTCTCGACAATCCGGCGGGCGAGGCGGCGACCGGCTCGATCGACTTTACCGGCAGCGCCGTCACCATCCCCGGCACGTTGAACGTCTACATTGGCGGCGTGCGGGTACAGATCGGATGCAACCTCGGCGACACCGCCGCGATCCTCGGGACCAATCTCGCCGCCGCGATCGCCGCCAATCCTGATCTGCTGGTCACCGCGGCCGACGCCGCCG